TGTAATACTATACCCGTGGTTGTTGATATTGCTTTTAGTATGGGATTGCTAAAGCCAGTCGATGGTTCAGTTGCTGTCAATTGCCCCGTTGTTGCATTACTAACAAAATAATATTCACCTGCTATTAAATTAGTTGTACCGATAACATTAGTCCAATTTGCTAAAGTCAAAGCACCGATTTGTGTAGTAACAATACTATTTACACTTGGAATACTTGATATTAATTCTGTAGCAAGAGTTGATGCAATATCAGACCTTGCTAATACTAAATTAGTACCGTTATAATATACTGCCTTACCAATATCAGCATTTGTAAATCCATGCCCTGTGATATTATAAGTACTTGTAATTGCATTGCTACCCCCACTACCATTACTTGCTGATACATGCCAAACTCCGCTTGCTGTAGAATTATCTACTAACGTAATCGTGCTATCATTATTTGTTAAAATTGTAGTTATAAGAGAAGCACTATTGTTATTAATAGTAACACTGCTTGTGCTTTCGTTATAAAATATAAAAGAATGCCCTCTTTGTAAAGTAGTTGCATTTGGCATTGTAATTATTTGAGCCAAAGTTCCAGTTATTCGCTGTATTTGATTACTACTAACAGTTAAAACAATACCTGTCCCGCTGGATACTGTAGAAGTGATATTTGATATTAAATTATTTGCTTTTATCAAATCAAAATAAGCAGTTCTTGACAATAATGTACCTGAAATTGTAGAATTAGCATTATCATAAACAACATTATTTAGTGAATAAAAAGCACCAGATGCGATATTTATTCTAGCATTTGTATTGGTTGGAGTTAGCATTGTAGAATTAGTAATATAACACACAGCACCCGCAGATACACTAATTGCATTATTTGTACCGCTAGAAGCATATGTGGGCGTATTGTTTATACCCAAAGTTCCCGCAGTTACAACAATTGGTGAAGCGTTTGTATTATTACTAATAGTCACTACCGCATTTGCATTATTAATTGTCATAATACCCGTAGTACATCTATTAATAAACAATACTGAACCAGCACCAGTAATTGATACTGTCCCCGCAAAAGTTGAACCTTGGCTATCTGATGAAGTTACTTCTAAATACCCACCACCAGTTTTACTTAATGATGTGTTTACTCCTGTTCTTTCTAAATATAAATTACCTGCATTACTATGCACTACATTATTAATATTTAACCCGCTTAATCTAACACTTGATGTAGTGTGTGCGAATGTTAGAGTACCAGTAAAATTAACTATTCCAGATTGTTCACGATTAGGTGATGTTATAGTTAAATTTAAAGCCGTTATAGTTAAATTCTCTGCATAAGTACCTGGATAAACCACAATCTGAATACCTACATTACCTGCCAAAGTTACCGCTTTACCTAAAGTTAGCACGGGAGTATTTGGTGTCTTGCCATCATTAGTATCTAACCCGTTAGGTGATACATAATAAATGTTATTATAAATAAATGGTAAATCAGTTACATTAGCAATTGCCAATGCATTTGCCCCAGTTCTTTTTATTATCCCTGTTGTAGCTAGTCCCGTAATTTGGTCTTGTGTTACAGCCCCGCCCAACGCAGTTGTTTGCCCTGCAATTGTAATGTTTGAGTTAGCCAATGCAGTATTAGGCACGCTAACTAACCTTGCGTTTGGTAATGTACCGCTACTAATATTATTTGCATTTGTAGTATCAGTAGTCGCTGAACTTGCAAAAGCAACGTTATTTGTCTTAGTTACAGTAATTTTACCTGTATTATCAAGAGTACCATCTCCTGAGATTGGTACACTTGTAGCCACATTTGAAGCATTACCAACCAATATATTACTATTTGTTAAAGTAGATGTTTGTTTATTATTAAATGTAGTAAAATCAGTGCTTGATAAATAACCGTTTTGCGTTGTACTTGCTTGATTAATTACATTATTATATTGCGTTTGTGTTAAATGATAATTTTGGTCGTTGCTATTACCACCTTGGATACCTGCTAAATTGTTATGATAAGTAATTAACGGTGTATGTGCATGTGAATAATATTGCTCGCTGTTATAATAAACCGTAACAATTGTGTTTTGATTTCTTGTTGTTTTAGCATATAATTTAATTAACAATTTATCAGTTGCTAATATAGTATAACTTGGTTGTGTACCGCTAATACTATACTGAATAACAGTTGTAGAACCTATGTTATTACTATTATTTAGTGTAAATAATAATGTTTCTACATTAGTTGAACTTAATTTATATATTTCAGCATAAACATTAGTTGTTGCGTGTGTACTATCTGATAATACCCACAAATTAAATTCCCAAATTCCCGCGTCAATTATTGTTCTGTTTAATGCTGTTGTTGTAGCAAAAGAACCTAACAACGAAGTATTATTATTAACCGTTGTTTGTAACTGTGCTTGAGTACCATTTTTTGGAGTTGCTGATAAAGTTAAATAAGAACCATTCACATCATTAGTAAAATAATAAGCACTACCAATCCCTGCCCCAATTGGCAAGTTATTAATACGATTATTTACATAATCAATATTATACTTAACAACCGCCTCAGTAGATATATTATTATCACTATTCCCAGACAACGACACATCAGTACTAAATTTTTTACCACTATCTTTAGTTTGCCCCGTTGCGTCAGTAGTCACTATATTGTTATTAGTAGCCGTTGCTATTAAATTTTGTTTAGTTGTATCAGATGGGTGCACGTGGTCAGAACGAGCAATATTATTACTAGCACCCACAGACACAGCACCGTCCATTTTAATATTAGTTGTGTTTGTTTCAAAAGATTGGTTAAATGCTGTATTAATAGCCACATCCTGCGGATTTGCAGGAGCATTAGTGTTGTTCATTTTAACAGTAAAAGCGTCCATCAATGATAGTAATGAATTAGATATACTGTTATTATAAACCGATACAGCAAGTACATTCCAATTTGCGGGAGTTTGTGCGGGATTATTAACTTTAGCAATAATCATATCACCAACTTTTACTGGTTGCGAATTTAAAACCCCCGCTATTGACACTATCCAAGTATCAGATTTTAATATAGCACCACTAGTACCAGAACCGCCTGTTGATGGATATTGATTGCTAGAAGCGTCATAAACACCTCTGTAATCTAACAATCCCGCTACACTATTGTCAATATATGCTTTTAAATCTACATTGTCAATTTTAATTAAACTAGGTAAATTAGTTCCACAAATATTAATTACATTACCATTATTATTACTAAAAAGAACATAATCATTTTGTGATTTTAATACAATATTACCTAAAATACCGTTAAATACACAACCAGAAAACGGTTCAATAATAACAGTATTTGCTGAATTGTCTTGTTTTCTTATTAATACTAAACCCTCTGTTTGTGAACCGAAAGCTCCAATTGGTGCCGTGTCTCTTGTCCATGGTAATGTTATTATTTTATTCCCACTTGTTGCGTCTACATTGACTTGTAAACCCCAATTTGCTAATGTTTGATTAAAATTAGTCTCATAATTAGCAAGTAAATTGTTATCAAAAATATTTCTGCTCATGTTAAAATACTCCATTGTGTTGATGATATTGCCCTGACTTGAAATAACTTTCCTTGATATTGAATTTGAAAATTATCTGGGGTTTCTCCAAAAAATGTTTGCCCCGCCCCCGGTTTTATATTGACTACCGCAGAATTTTTACTTAATTTCACCAATTCTATTAATTGATTGACTTTATCAGGCGAATAATCAATTACAGGCAAAGTATATTCTACAACAGTTTCATTATTAAATACTTTTAAAATGTGGTCGTTAGAACTACCGCCTCCACCGCTTCCACCGCCTCCAATATTATTTCCAATTGGCATGATTTTATACCTCCACTTTACTTGTTTGTAATGCAACACCTACCGTTGCTACAGTAGCACCTTTAACTACACGATAAGTGCCAGCGGATAAATAAATATCTAATCCATTTGTATTTGACGTTAGTTGGAATACAGTATTGTTTGCTTTATAGTTAGTCCACGTTTGCGAAGCGGGACAATATATCTGAATTGTAACAGTTTCAGTAGTTGCTAACCCGTCCGCTGTTAAAAATCCAATATGATTAAAATTAACACTAAAACTATCACTTGTTTCAGCAGCAGTTTTTGGTGTTATCAATATTTTTGTTGACATATTTTATCCTTTTATAAACTTGCACTTTGTGCAGGAAATGTTACATTAAATAACGCATAAACATCATCAGGTAACGATGTATTATCAGGGAAAGAAATATAAATTTGAAAATTAGGTTGGTCAAATTTTCTATAAATTCTTACATCCCCAGAGTATTGATAGAAATATCCTACGGCTAATTTGAATTTAAAAGTTGCGGGGGCTAAAAATGCTGGTGCGTTTGGTTCGTCATGAAAAACAATACTTAATCCTTGAAAAAAAGTTGTCAACGGTAACAAATTAGTAGTTCCTTGGATACTATAAAGAACTTGTGAACCAAGTCCAGATATTCTTTTAAGAAGAATACTTCCGCACAAATTAACTGAATAATATTCTACGATACTTGGTAAATACGGCGTATTTAAATAATAAATCGTCGCTGAAATATTGTAATCAATATTATTTGCTAAATCTGTAAAATTAAGAAATTTGGCTTTTATTAATTTTGTCCCCATAACTGTAAAATAATTATTTATATTTACGTTTGATGGAGTATCAATAATACTCGGAAAATATAATCTTCTAGGTTCTTGATTTTGTGATATATTATTAGTGCCAAGTGTTGTATTTGCCTCACCCAATGTTTTACCAATTACAGGTAATATAGTGCCAAGCCCCTCAATACATATATCAGACAAAGTAAAAGGATTTTGCCAATCAGTACGCCCAGTTGGTTGTGATACAATTTTTAATACAATAAAAATATAATCACTTGGTTTTTCTGATATTGTACCCAAATTACCACCATAAGTTTTTATTTCTAATGTAGCCCCCGTGTAATTATCTGCTAGTAATATATTTGTAGTATAATTATTTAATAAATACTGTGCGTTTTGAAGCTTGTAACTAGGGTTTCCCATAAAAGACAACGAATACATAGCACCATAACCACCGCTGTTTTTCAATGCAAATTTAATTTTTACATTATATAACCCATTATTAGCAAATTGTTTTTTACCACAATATATTACAATTTCTGTACCGTTTGTAGTTAAATCACCAGTTATCGGTATTTCAGACACAGTAATATAATCTGATAATTCACTAAACCCCCAAGACACGCCATCAATTTTATTAATATCAGTAATAAAATTATCAGTGTTATTGTCTTTTAGTGATGTTACAAATCTCTTGTAATAATCACTCCACAAAGTAGCACCCGTACTATAGCCTCCCGCGGTGGCTATGTCTGTATTAAATGTATAATTACCGCCTTTGTTTAAGAACTCTATATGCTCACTGTATAACTTAAATACACCGTTCATCTCCGCTCTTTTAACATATTGTCCCCCCGTGTTAGGGTCTTGCTCTTGGCTAGGTGGAAAGCCTATTTCTTGATTTGCTACAGTTGAACTTGTAGTAACAGGTGGTATTACTACATCAGCAGTTGCTGTTGTGCCGTTAGCCCATTTTTTTATAATTGCTATCGGATTAATTAAAGCCATTTTATCTCCTTAAAATGTTAAATTGTCTTGAATTGTATAACTAACACCTGCAGGTATTGGTAATACCCCGCTAATTGCAAATATTTTTACTTCTACAGGTTCTAATTTAAAATTAAATTCTATTTTTAAAGTCATAACTTGTGTTAAATTTTCTTTTACTTTTACTTTTTTTGAATTATCAATTGATTGATAATAATAATTTAATATTTTACCAATATTACCCACACTACCATTACTAATTTGTGATAAATAAACTAATTGTAAAACTTGTCTATATGCTTCATCAGTTAAATTTTGAATTATAGGAATACTTTCTTTATACCAATTACCATTATTAAAATTTGATGGTGGCACTAAAAATGGATTTGTCCCGTTGTAAAAACCAAACACTTTACGATCCGTTGGGTCTGTTTTTATCCCACGCCCAAAATTTAATATTCTACCCCAATTATCCAAACAAGTACCAGTCGCAGTTTTAATACTAAAACAATCATTATAAAATTCTTCTTCATCAATTGATAAAATTGGTTTTAACCCATCAATCAATGCTTTTAAATTTGCTGATTTGTCATATTGAATATACATTTTTAGACAACCGTTACTACAATATTATTTAAATTAAGTCGTGCTACTTCATTTATTAAAGTAGTAATACTTGTACCCGTTGGGCTTTGGGTTTTACCAATTGTTAAAGCCGTGATTTGATATATACCTAATTTAACCACAGGTGCATAAAATCTACCCGCATAAAAAGGTTCGCCCATTTGCACAGGTTCGCTACCATCTAGCCCATAAAAATTATTATATATTGCTTGTTTAATATTTGGTATAGTTTCAGCAGTAAAGTTATCATTAATTACTGTTATAGATATATATGTTTGTACCGTAATGGGTATATCAAATTTAGCCGTAAAAGTTTCCCAAGGATATACAGGGTCTGTATAATCCTGTGTAACACTTCCTACCATACCACAACCTCCTGATTTTTTTTCATATAAAATTTGTGCTATTTCTGAATAATATTGTGTATCTACATCTACACATAAATATATAGATTTAGGTGATATTGTAATACTATCTATTATTAGATCAGCATTAGTTACATTTTCTCTAATATTATAATCTCTAACATTTTGATTATTTTCCAATGCAGATATAATTGATTTTAGAGTACCACTTGCATTTAAAGATAAAGATATTTGCCTTCTTTTTCGTAAAGCCGTATCAGTCTCCCCATCATTACCTAAAATACCATCAGTTAAATTATTTATACTATCCCAACCAGTTATTTTTTGCAATATTCTATTTACAGTATTAGCAGTACATGATATAGCCCCAGTATTTACTGACTTAAAAATTGCTGTTATAGTACCACTAATAGGTATTATTATTTGTGCTATTGAATAAAATCTATCACCATTTGTATTTAAAACAATGCTATTAATTGGTATAATTGTATTAGGTAACCCTGTTATAGTACAAGTTACAACTGATGAGATAGGTGGTAACCTTGTGATTTGATGAAACGCACATAAACCATCAAGATATTTGCCACTAGCAAACGCAGGATCGTATATATTACTTTGCAATAATGCACGGGTGCCTTCCACATCAATACCAATTTGTGCTAATTGCTCTACAAATTGCCCTATAATACCACTTGGTGATAAAGATGGATTACCAAATACATTTACAAATACTTGCTGTATTTCTTGAATAATTTGTTCTGCTGTTTTATTTACATATGACATTTATATCTCCAAAATAATAGGACTAGCCTGATTATTTAATTGTATTTCTACATTTAATTTCAATTGTCTATTGTCATTAATAGAGTACTCAATACTATTAATATTTTTTACTCCGTATTCTTTTTTTTGAGTAGAATTTAAATAATTGTTTTCGTTTTCAATTGCATTAGTAATATGATAATTTATTAAATTACTGTCTAAATTTGGATTTGATAATAAAGCTAAAAACGGTATGCCTAAATTAATATTAAATTGATATTCACCTATCCATAATTTAAGTGCTGAAGTTATATTCTGTATTAATTCATTGGCTTTATCCACGGTAGCCAAATCTCCAGAACTATTTAAATAAATATCCCAATTTTTATTAAGTGCCAAACCTGTCATACCACACCCCCTGTATTACTACCTCCAGATTGTACTCCGCTATGAGTATGTGCCTTGAATGGAGAACCATTTATATTTAAATCACCACTGGTTGTAGATATATTACTACCACTTATTGTAGTGTTACCACCTGTTACACTTGTAGCCGCCGTAATTGTACTTGTACCTTCTACCGCACCATCTAATTTAATATTAGGTGCCTTAATAGTAGCCAATGTGTCGGCTTCTACTTTTACATTATTACCCTTAACCGTAGTGTCACCAGTGGTTATTATATTAATTGGTTTATTAGCCCCATTAATATCTACACCATCTTTGGTTATTTTAACAAAAATTGAAGGTGTTTGTCTACCAATTATACCTAATATTATACCATCATTGTGATTAAATAACCTAGCACTTGATGGATTAGACTTTTTCTTTTCTTTCTTAACCGCTGTTATGTCTCTTTGCACATAACCAACCACCACAATATCGCCTACAATTGGCTCTACTACAATACCCGCAATACCGCCCCTTATTTCTAGTTTAGGTATATTAAATTGTATAGGTGGTTCATATGGCACCCCATCATGCCCTATTTGATATGTAAGACTTTTTACATCAAACGAACCATCTGCATTAATAACCTCAATCTCACATAATAATATTGTATTTATTTGTTTTAATTTATTATTAATTATATATTCCCATTGGTTGGCTTCATTAAATAATAAATTTTGATTAATATCTGTTGCTAATTTCACTTTTAACCTCTATAAGCATAAGTATTTAATTTTAATCGCAATTCCCAAGCCTTACCCCTATTTTGTAATATTGCTACTAATTCATTTATATACCATTCCGTTGATTTTAAAGTTTCCAAAGTATCAGCATATGGATCCTCAACCCCCAAATCTTTCTCTTGATTACCCAATTCTACATCATTTATCGTTAAGTTACTAAATGATAATAATTTTATCTTAGCACCCCATCTAATCATTGGATTAAATCTCACTCGTATTGATATACCAAGCGGTTCTACTGTAGGATAGCCTAACAAACCGTTGTATTTGCTTATAGTTAATTCTTGAGTGTTAGGGTTTTCATCCATGTTATATATTACTAAATAAGGTTCATCTATTTTATATTGCAACCCCGCCTGTGTAGTTAATTGGTCTAATTGATTACGAAGGCTACCCGTTGTGCTAAAATTATCAATTTGCAAATTAGCATTAATATTTATTGGTTGATATATTAATTCTATTCCAGTTTGTGTTTTGTAATTTGTTAAAATCTCTTGAATTAAATCTTTTACTAAATGCGTATCTTTTGCTTCTAAATTTGGCAAATTAGTATTACCTAATGCAAACATATCTTGAGACATTATTTTAAACGGACGGCTTGGATTATTTCTATCTACAAATGCTGTGAATATTTGTCCTTTATACACAATTGGAGGCAACCCATCATCATTTAACTCGTACCCAGCGTATATTTCTACGCTGTTCGTTGGTAAATATGAACCTGTAAAATATTGCAATTTGGTTAATTGTTTTATATCGCTATTTAACATACCAAATATTGTTACCATAGCATTTGTAATAAGCACCCCAGTACTTTTACTAAACATGACTTCCATTGTTAAGCCATCAGGACTACCATCAATTAATTTGGTATTAGATTGGGTGCTTTCAAATACGCCTTTGTCTAATATTAATTTAATAAATAAATACCGTGTAGGTAATACATCACTCATTATTTATCCTTGTAATTTAAAGTGCATGTAACACCAAAATTTTTATAAAATGGTTCCGCTCCATCAATATCATAAAAAAATAAATAACCTTTTAAATTATTGTAATACCTATTTATAATAATTTCATTATTACACTTTATCCCTGTGTCATAAATCACATTGTCAATTAATAAATCACAAAATAAATAATTGTTTTTTGTGTATAATATTAAATCTATTGTTTGTTGGTTAATAATTGTTCTTAATTTTTGATTTGGCAATTGTCTTAAAGGTATTTCTCTTATCACGATGGTGTTACCTCTTTTGTTGTTTCTTTTGTGGATACAGTCCCATTGTCTTTACTTGCACCATTTTCTGGGTTTTCTACATCGTCCTCAGGTAACCCATCAGGATTATTAGTACTTATTCTTATCTCTTGGAATACTAAATTTGCAAATAAACCAACTCCGTCTCTTAATTCATAATCAAATTGTTTTAATAACAAATCTTTATATATTTTTAAAACAGGATATTCGTTCATTATTGTTAATAATGTGGTATTATTTCTACTATATTCTTGTAAAGATGTAATTACTTTATTAGTTTTATTTCTTAAAACTTCTAAATTGTCTTTTTTGCTTGTAACAAATGGTGTATAAATTGCTTGAATAGATATTGTAAATGGTGTAGATTGAATACTATCACTACTAAAATCTCCCGCTTCTAATGGTTCGTAAGGTATATTACTTACATTATTAAATTTAAAATCTCCTAATGCTGTGAATTTAAATACAGTCTCATCATCAGCCTCAGCCTCAGTAGGTTTTTTTAATTTTAAATATTCATTAGTATATATTTTAAAATTAAATTCTTTCTGTTTTTTACCACTAAAAATATTCATAATTTACCTTAATAACCAAAACTATTCATAAAAGACATGGGGTTGTTTAAATTATTTTTACCACTAAACATATCTACAAAATCTTGCGGTGATTTTATCATTGGTAATGATACATTACCAATACTGATACTCTGATTACTTGTTTTATTTGTTATATTACTTGTATTTTGTGTATTACCGTATTGCATTTTATCCATCGCGTACTGATATTGCTGTACTGGTAAATTACCTATTCTTGATAACACACTACTTGCATAATCAGACACTCCCGTGTTTTTCCATTGATTAAATTCATTCATATGTCCGTGATAATAAGCCAAAGCACCCGCTATATTACCACCACTCAACTCTAAACCTTTTTGCATTCTTATATCCCGCATTTTTCTATTTAAAACAGGGTCGAACATTTCTTTATTGGTTGGTGTATATCCCAATGCATCTTTCGCTGCGTCTTTATGTAATTGATATAACCCAAAAGCCTTACCATTGTCTCCCACAATGTTTGGGTTGCCCCCGCTTTCTTGCATCATCTGTGCTTGTGCTATTAATTCACTATCACCGTGTAACCCCATTGCTTGTAATTTTAATTTAGTTGCACTGTAAAAATCTTTCATTTTATTAATTGTAGGACTTCCATTTGGTGACCTTTCAATTTTTGAACTTTTTATTGCGTCAAACAATGCCCCAGTTTTTGAACCAAGAGTATTAATAAAATTTAAAGATGGTATAATAACTTTAGTTAAAGTCTCTGCAAGTGGTAAAAATGCATTTCCAATTGATAATTTTAATTTATCAAATTGCTGTGTCATATCTTGTAACTGTTCGTTCAATTTCATAAAATTATCTTTGTCTTTATCTCCCATAATACCTACTTTTGCTTTTTCTTGCAATTTTGCGTATTCTTCATTTGATAATTTAAGCAAAGGTAATAATTCTGGACTAACACCTAAAGTTGATAATATAGTTCTTTGCTGTTCTTCTGATTTTCCTTGCATGGATTTGCGAATATCATTAATAATATCAGCCGTATTTCGTAATGAACCATTACTATTTCTCGCATTTATCCCAAGCCTATTTAAAGCCCCTGCAAACTGTGGATTAGCCCCAGTGTTAAGTGATATTAATTGTTGTTCCATTGTAGCAAATAAATTATTAAGGCTTTCAACTGGAATTCCTAATCTTTTTGCCATATTGCTAAATATTTGTAAGTTTGTAGTAGAAACGCCTGTTATATTAGACAAATTATTTAACCTAACTGCTGTGTCTTTTAATCCCAAAACTAATTCACTAATTTTACTAACAGCAAATATACCCCCAACCGCAACTCCAATTGTTTTTAAATTTTTAGCAAAAACATTTAAAACAGTATTTGGTACATTTTTTTTAAATTTATCAAATATTTTATCAAGTTTATTGAATTGTTTATCAGTTTTTTCAGTAGACTTTTTTAAATTTTCATGGACTTTGTCAGCCTCTGAAACAATTTCTTTTAATTTTTTCTTGGCATCTTTATTATCTACAATAAATTGTAATATAAATTTATCTAAAACATTTTCAGACATTTCTAACTCTCTTTATTATTTTCATGTAATATCATATTATTATAGTTATTTGTTAAGACAATGTCAAATAATTTTACACATTCATTATAAGATATATCATTTAACTCAAGATAACTACATATTTTATTACTTATCAATACCCCAATAATTTGAGGCATTGCATATTTAACCATTCCATTCGTATCTATTTTTGTACTTGGGTTTACTTTGAATTTTCGCCCGTTAGTTCCAAAAAATCATTATATACCTCTGTAAAAGTAAGTTTCAATACTTCATATATTAATTTGCCTAAAGTAACCGCACTCTTAACATATAATTCAGTGTTTTCTTCAATTGATACAGATTGATTAAGTGAATTTGTAACTTTTACATGTTTTAAAACCAATTTATATAATTGCTCTTGTTGTTCTAAACTAGCATTTGATAATAATTCATAAATAGTGTTAATAAAAAGATAAACGGGATTAATATTATCAATCTTATCTTTTTCATTTGCGTCGCCTGTTTGTAATACCAAATTTAAAGAATTAATTAATTCATCTTTTTTTATACATTTTGTAAGCATTGGTAAAAACTTCATAAGCACAGTCATTGCTGACATTTCAGCAATAATAAATTGCTTTTCTTCTTTCCTATCTTTTATTTTTATTGTTCTTGTATTAAACATAATATTGCCTTTCTATTATTAAAGATTGCCTAAAAGTTTGTGAGAAGTGGCTAGGCAATACCACTTATCGGTTCTAGATACCTATCTCACAAATATACTATAATATACCAGCAATGCCAGATGCTATACTTACAACAGATGCAAGAGCAGTTTTATTTATACTTGAAGCGTGGAATGTAAATACTATAGGTTTTAATTGCCCAACAAATTCAAAACCTTTGAATTTGGTAGTAAAAATAACATCATTATATGTACCCGTGTATATGTTTGAAGGACTAACCACAATTAAAGTTGCATATTCTGGAACAATTTTTTTGTTTTGCTCGTCTATAAACTTAATTAAAGATAATGTGCTTGGAGCATTACCTTGTAATGTAATTCTTCCTACTATCTTCCGTGGTCTTTTCCAATTAATCATTGTGCCATCAATTGTCATATCAGTTTCTCTATCTTCTACATCATCCAACTCTATCACTTCATCCACTCCAAAAGCCCCAGTCAATGATGTTGGAAATGGGCTAAGAGGGGTTGTAATAAACATTACGACATCAGATGCCGATGCATTTAATGCTAAACTCATTTGTTTTTCTCCTATGCTATATAAGTATTTGTGTTATCAATTGTAAAGAACCCGCCGTTATTTGCATACCACAATTGTAATTTCATGGCAGGACGGTTTGCTCTATCACTCGGTGCAGGTGGTGTTATTTTTATATAATAACCATTGTTAGTTAATAATTCGCTTATATCTATACCCGCTTGTTGTTTTAATATTGCTTTTTGTGTTTCATCAAAAGTTTTACCAGTTTGCACTACGCCATTTGTTAAACCTTTATTCATCACATTAATAACAGATGCTTTTAATAAATTCTGTCCTATTGAACCATAATCTAACTTACCTACATTAGCCAATAAAGTCGCCTCAGCAATTTGTATTTGGTCTGCTAACCATGCATTATTTGCCTGATTATCCATGAATTTGTAAGCACCTGTGATATATCCATTGCATGATAACCTAAATTCGCTATTCGCACTGTTAAAATTACCATAAAAATTAACTTTTTTTTGTATCAACGCTTCATAAGAAGTATCGCTATTTGCTGACACTGCTAATCCACTTTGCTGTTTGTCTGATAATAATATGGTTGTATTTGTGCCAGTATAATCCACCCCCGCTATCATGCCACCCAAAAACGCTGCATGTGTGTAATTGTTATATACAACACTCACTCCAGAATAATTATACTGTTCCAAAGCATATTTCATTGTAGCATTATTATTTAAAACTTCATTATTGGTTTCATTACTCCAAGCAATATAATTATATTTAGGGGATTTGCCATTACACCAACTCGCTAAGGCTAAAAATTCTACATAACCCACCTCTGTGCTTACATTCCACAAATTAGTAAAAGAATACCAATTTTTAGTTACTGCCAATATTTTTTCCATATTTTCAGCAGGTGTTAAGGCTATTGAACCTTGTGATAATATAGCACCATCAGTTTGTCTTAATTTTAATAATGAACCAAGCCCAATACCTGTACTATCAACCACATAACCTACTGTTGATGTGCCAGAAGTTACAGCATTGCTAATTGTAAAAGCCTCAGTAGTGCTATCATAAACAACTGTTGCATTTGTTAAAGTGCCACCCCTTATTTCAGCCTGTAATAAACTTGCTACATCTGATAAACTTGTAGCACTTGATAAATCAATTGTTGTTACATTTACAGTAGCCCCATCAAATATCAACGCTAAAGAACCCGCAGTTATCGCTTTCAATGAACTTAATTTATCTATACCAACTATACCACCACGAATATATGGTGCTATTGCAGTATCAATATATCGTGCAAATCTAATAAATCTTGGCTTACTTGGTGAATTATCATAACTTTTAAAATACCTTTCAGCAAATATATATTCGTCGCTACTTAATCCAAAATACTCACCTACCAACTCAGCAGAAGTAAAAGGTAGCACAGATTGTGTAGTATTATTTGGTATTAGTGAGTTTTTTGTTAGTACTGTAGTTACCAAATCAAGTCCAGTAGTACTAACATCAATAACAGCATTTGTTATTGATATTATCTTATCTAAAGATATTGCCATTTATTTTATCTCCTTTTAAACAGATGGTGCATAAGTTATTTCATTATTAAACAATTGAGTAGCTAAAGGTGTATCAAGTATGACGGTATTACTAAATAACTCAAATTTAAAACTAAATCTTTTTATATAATTCTCATTATCTAAAATATCAGATAAATTTACAATACTATAATATCTCCCAGTACTTGCATTGTAACTTTCTAAAAATTGATTAGCCAACCTACTATTGACTACAGTTCTCATAATCTTGGCATTTTTTTCAGCCAAATCACCATAAAAATCTAATTGTATTATATTTATATCACAAGCAACTACTGAATAACTCTCAGTATCTTTATCGTATAACTCAATAGGTCTCCCCGTTGTGTTACTGTCTAATTTTGTTATTATTATAAAATCATTGTCTTGAGGTATAAATGAATTATTTTGAAAGCCTTCAAATATGTTATTTTTATGTGTATATAACAGATTATTACTTTTAGTAACAGTAACCGATTGACTTATTGTTATTGTATTGCTTGTCTTGGCTGTTACAAAGCAAGGATTGGGTATATTGTCGCCTATTATTACATCATTTATATTTATATTGGTAGTAACTATATTTGTAATTATATTACTATTTGTAATTAAGTTCCCATTACTTTGATTGCCAGTAAAAACTACTAGCATATCATAAACTCCAGCCAAATTATCTGATGTTATATTCATTGTTGACAACCTATAACACTACTCCAACCCGTAGCATATTTACTAATAACTTGCACTATTTTATATTCTAAATTTTCACACACAATATAGTCTCCAGCCTCTGATAATGCCTTATTAAGCCCAGTTATTGTGTCTGAATTAATATAAAATTTTTTATATATTTTTGTTAAATTAATATTGTTAATATGCTGTAATTCTTGTGTATTTGCTAAATAAACCCGTGCTTTTGTATTTACAGTTGTATATGTAGGTGTAATAATGCCTTTATTATTTATATTACCGTTAAATAACTTCAATATAATATTAAACTCAGGTGTTATATTATTTAACACAGGTGTTACTATTTTATGCAAATTTAACCCAGCCATCATATTACCTCATATGCCACTGATTTTGACATCTTACCAGTATGAACCAAAGGCTTACCAACTCCACCTTTTATCTTGATAGTTAGTGGATGGTTTGCTTGAAACTCCCCGTCTTCTATCATTTCACGAATAGCACTTTCTACAATTTCACCAAATACATGTAACACCTTATCTACATTGTACTCATATTTAACTATTAATTTATCTATTAATTCCGCCCATTTGTTTTCATTTTCAGTTGCTGTTCTTTGCATAAAAGGTCGGGGCGGTATTGTAATAAACTTAGTGCTATCTTTTAAATGAAAGCCATATTTATGAAACAATGCTCTCGTTTTATCAGTAACAGGCACTTTAGCCCCGTATTCGTTAATAATTGCTATTTTAGATATTTCTCTTTGCAAGAAACCTACATTTAGCATTTGTTTATTAGTAGCAAACTTATTAAGTTTATTTAATAAATCACTATTCTTAACTCGTTGTACTTTACTCACCATAAGCCACCCAAGTACTCCACCCCAACTGTTGTATTACAGCCCAGCACAACGCACCGTACTTGCTTTGGTTCCACCAAGCACTAGTCCGTGTTACTTTAGTGTTAAACTCAATTGAGGTGCTAACATCTCCCTCATTAGCCGAACCAATTCTACCTACCAAAGACGCACCCGTGCCATCAACACCATATATTGTACTTAATATATGTGCTAATACAAGACACGCCCAATAATACTGTTCGTTTTCATCGCTGTATCTTTGAATAGCCCATTGATAAAAACTTTTTGCATTATAGTTAAATAAATTAGTCAGTTTTGCATCAGTAATTGTTGCAAATTCTGGATAGTCTAATTTAAAATTGGTAGGATTAAATGTTTGCATTATTTACCCTCTTTTACCAACCCACCGCCGTCATATTTTATTACATACTTTTTATCATCAGGATCAATTGGATCTGTAATCATTTTTTCATTTGCTTTATCTTCATACTTCGCTTTTGCTGATTTGTCTTGTTTGTCAGCATAAATATAACCTTGTGCTAAAATGTGAGAATATTTTGTTTTTATTTCTTCCCAAACATTATCTTCTACATAAGTCATACCGTAAGCCTCACTAAATCCAAATTGCACCGCTTTTAAGTTAGCCCCTTTAATAATAATAGAGCCACCACTTGTTAATGGAAACTCCACATCCATATATTGCCTATTTACTATATACATGTTTTTATCCTTATTTAATTAAATACCAGTCATTGTTACAATCGCAGCAGGTAATTTGATAATAGCACCCGCAACCCCTGAACTTACTTTTTGTTTTATTACACTCATTCCTACCACAGTATTGCTATACATTGCTTGAAAAGTAAAACCATTAGCTATGGTTCTTTGTATACCCCTTTCGGTATTTACTTGTTCTAATATTAATTGAGCCAAGTTACCACTATCAGCGTCACTTAATTTATACTGTACCGCCGTTACTATTTTTATACTTGGAAAGTTTTCTTTTAACCAAACTAAAACAGTTTGACCTAAAGCATTCGGAGTTGTTAAAGTTGCTTGGTCTTCTGAAGACATACACAAAATCATTGGTACATTATTATTTAAACTTACATTATTTGCCAATTTACTTACCAAACTAGCATACATGGTTCTAATGTCAGCCGTTATTTCTTCATAAGTTTTATATTTCCATTTTGCACTTGATGGTTTTTTAGCACTTGCAGGAGAAGGTATAGCAGGGTTCAAATCACTATCATTTAGCAAACCTCGAATATCATTACCTCTAGCAAACCCATTAAAAAATATATCATTTTGAACTAATACCATTTTTGTCGCTGCACCTTCTCTTTTTTGAGACACGATATCTATTTTTGCAGCCGACATCATAGCCATTTCTCTTTCGCCCCAATCAATACCAGTACTGTATAAATACACGCCTCTATTTTCATAATTTAAATTGGCATCAGATCTTGCTGGTTCTTCTCTATCATCATAATCACTAACACTACCACTGAATGCAATTGTTGGAAATGAAAATGCTGTAGATGATAAATCACCTTGTTGGTAATCTTCAGCAATTTCTCTAAACGCTACTTTTTGAGTAATTTGTTTGATAATTTGATTTGCATAAATAGTAGTCATAAACGCAGGAACGCCAGAACTTGGAGTATTAAATGATGCATCTACGCTATCTAATGCCATTCTTATATCTAATGCTTCTTTATGTGAATTGGCTAAATATTGTGGATTGTCTTTAAATATGATTTTTAAATTTTGTTCGTTATAGTTATTATCCATTGCCATTTGGCTTGTTAATTTAATTCTATCTAAATCAATGTTTTTCATTATTACACTCCCATCACATCAGATACATTAGATATTTTTACTAACTGTCCCGCTGTCAATTCAGACGGCACACTAATAAATTTAAAATTGGTTTTTGTATAAGTAGTCATAGTACCGCCACCATCCGCCACCACTTCACCAGTTGTATTATTAATATATACACTTGAACCAGTAGCCACAGGATTAGAACCAACCACTGTAACCAATTTTGCATAAAAAATACCACGGTTTGCAATTTCGCATGGGTATTTATCAAGTATAGTTAAATTTGCACCAGTAGTAATCCCTTGTGTTAAATTCACATTTGAGTTATTGCGAACCACAAACCCCGCTAATTGTGTGTTTGTACCTTTCGCTTGTGCTACTTGATTATCTGCATTTAACACAAACCACGCAAATGTACCAATTTTAATACCGTTTGTTTCATTTACGCTATACACATTCGTAGGATAAAATACAGTAGTTACAAAACCACCTTCGTAACCTTGTGTTAAATCTAATTGTGCTTCTTTTTGAAATGCCATTTTATAAACCCCTTTCTTTCAATGCGGTTTCTAAATCTAAAATGCTATTACTATCATATGTTAATTTAGTAAGTTCTTTTTTATTAATACCTAATACACTAACAGCCACTTTTTTCGCTTTAGTGTCTAACCCATCAAATGCTATTTTATTATCTTTCAATACTTTGTCATACAAAGCATCAGCACTATCAAACGCGGTGCGGTTAATAACCCCAATGTGTTTTTCGCACAATTCTATCGCTTCGTTGTATTCACGCAATTGTTTATTTACTTCATTTTTGATTAATAACTTCAATGAATTACTATCCATCGCTGTTTTTTTATCGTCTTTATCTTCTTTTTTTACTTTATATTTATATTCACCTTTCTCGCCACCAATATATTCTACATCATCTTCCGCTTCTTTTTTTTCTTCTTCTTTGTCTTCATCCTCAGCAGGTGTTAAGAATTTAAGAAGTTTCTCTTTTAATTCTGGATCATTTTGTAACATATCCACAATTTTATCAAATTCGCTACCTTCACCAGTCTCTTGGTCAAGTGCTATTTTCTTTTTACTCACTTGTTTTGCTCCTTCTAAAACAATTTTTTCATCATTAATTATTGAACTTGGGTTTCTTGGATTTTCTACTTGTGCTACATGATTAGCAGACAATTCAGTCATAATTATGTCATATGCTTGTCCTTCATGCACCCCATTTTTCATCACGGGAGTATATCTATAACCCGCAGATAAACCTTTTTTACCTTGTGCCTCTATTTGCTCCACGGCTTCTTTATCCCAAAGCACTATCGAACATGTTAAGTCTTTACCATCAAAAGTAATATCGCTTGATAATGTCCCAATAACATTACTTTTCGGTATATCATCAGCATAAACAACTAAATGAGTATCTAGTAATGGCATATCTTTAAATGTATCTTTGGCTTTGTCTATCTCGTCAGCAGGACGGTATAGTTTATATATTTGGTCGGCATCTAAGCCTAATGATTGATGATTAGGTATTTCTCGCCCAAGATATTCAAATACCCCAGCGGATGTGATAATACAATTCGCTATTCTTGTAAATTCGTTATCGTCAGTTGTTCTCTGACTATCGTTAGCAATGGTATGCTCCATATCGGCACTAACCACCTTTTCTAACACAGCCGTTGCATATGCATATTTATTACTGATGTTATTTTTTTCAGCCTGTAAAATAGCATTATCCCATATCTTCTCTAACTTTTCTACGGATACGTTTTTTTCTTTACTTATCTGTTCAATTAAATTATTTGGCATTTACCTTACTTTTTAACAAAAATAAATGCCTCATAATTTTTAAAAAACTCGAACCGCTTCACAGCGTTTTGAGGCATTTGTTATTAATTATTATTAATATATCATAAAATCAATTAGTTGTCAAGTATTTTTATATTTCTATAATCGGTACGCTGTAACAATTGCAGTTTATCTTTTCAGCAGGTTGTATATATTCACCGTCAATATAACAACCTTCTTCAATATTATATACTTTGTTATTTGCTTTGAGGTGTGATTGCCTTGGCTCTTTGCTTGCTGTACTATGCTTCCATTTTGCTTTAGTAAAGCCTAAATCCAATTGCCTAGCTCTATTTATTACATTAGTAGAGTAATCTAATTGATTTTTAGCAATTGTTTTTACTCTTTTTTTACTTATTGTATTTATTTTTGATAATTCACTTTCTAAATAAGTAAAATCACGCCCTTTGTTTATTGCTTCAAACACCGCATCACTTATTTTTTGTTGATATTGATTAGGTATATTTGTAATTAAATCTATTTGTTGTTGTATTAAATTTTCGTTAGCAATTACTAACCGTTTATTTTCTTTGCTAAAATTTACAGTTAGTTTTTCTGATAATAATTTTATATTACTATTATTCACTAATTTATTATGTTTATCTATTTGATTAATAAACTTATTAGCAATTAGTGGGGCTTTTTTTTCAAATAATTGCACCCATTTTTTAAATAATTTTTTAATTAAATTATTAATAGTTTTGGGTGCTTTATCTAATGCTATCTTGGGCTCTTGTTCTATATATTCTAACTTAATATTAATAAATATATCTTCAATCATCATATCAATTAATCGTTGTAATGATCGTTTGTACTCAAGCCCAATGCTATTATTAGGCTTAATTGCTTTTAACTCTATAATTTTACTCATTGTCTTCAATTTCAATGTTATCAAGATTATCAGTATCTAAATTAGCATAACCATTATCTTCGTTGTTAGCAATAACTTCTCTCACTTCACTTGTAGATAATATACCCGCTTCTACTCTGTTTTTTTCAGCCTCAGAGTTAAATTTCTCTATTTGTGCTAATTCTAATTTATCAGCTTCGTATAATTGCCCAAATTTAATATCTATGTCATGGTCTATTTCAATACCCTCATTTAACATTATCATGTGTAACATTGACATCAATACAGGTTTTGCCATACTTTCTCTGTAGTTTTCTACCAAATCATACCAGTTACGGTGACTGCTTTCATCATTCGTACTAAAACCACGGGGTGCTATTCCCAACAATTTCGTTGCGGGGACTTGTGTTATTGTACACAAAAACTCAATATACCTACTAAGCAAATCATCAAGTCCACTTACAGCCATTTGCGTTTGAATAACCTCTTCTTCGTCTTTTGCAAATATAAAAGCCCCAAAGTTATCTCTACCATTAATAAATGATTGTATTCTTGCTTTTGCTTGTGCTGGGTCTGTTAATGCATCGGGTGATAAACCAACTAAGCAAAGGTTGTATCGCTTGATTATCTCTTTAATCTCTTCTCTAATTTCTTCTACATCCATTACACCCTGTAGTATCTTTTGTGTTAGAGAAATGCCATAAAACCAATAAACAGGTTTAATAAGTGTAGGCACATGGTTAAATACTACCTTAATCATCCTACTTGAATGAGTTTCTTCGCCCATGACTGTGTATAATTCAGGCTTATAAAAGTCTTTCTCTTTCGGTTTGTTAAAATTTACAGCAACAGGACTACACCATTGTGGTTCTATTACCGTAAAATACTCAAGGCTACCTTTTGTTATTGATGTAGCATCGTATTTTATTTTTTTGCTTTGCTTATTTTCATCGTTTTTTAGTTTAGTGAATATCTGACAACCACCTAGACTAACCGCTGTTAGTAATGCTTTATGTAAAATTTCCTTAACTTCGTATTCTTTTATTCTGTTATTTAACAATTTAATTAATTCGCTTTTATCTGAACCGTCCGTACTCACCAACTCAAACCCGCCTCGCATTATTTCATCAGCATACACCTTACAAGCGTTATATATCAATGGCACTTGTTGATATAATATTAATGCACCCCATCCGGGGAATTGATATTCTTTAGTTAGTTGCGTATCATACACCGTTTGATATAAATTACCGAACATCGCAGGATTGTTATCCATTGCCATTTCTTGTGATTTGGCTTGTGCGGTTTTTTGTTGGTCAAATGCAGTTATATATTTATCGTTAAGTTTATATTCTTTTTTTTCTTTATATATAGTTGCATATTGTTTTTTTGTATCCTCTTGTTCTAATTGAGGTATTTCGTACTCAATCGGAGGTATAAAATTACTATCTTTGTGTAATTCTTGTAATATTTCTTTTATTTTTTTAAACATTCTTAACTCCAAAAATTGGGATTA